CGGGGTAGCGTAGTTGTACTGGATCGGCATGTTGCGTGTCGAACCGGCGTAAACCTGACCACCAATGAGATTTACTGGCTGATACCCGTAGGGTTTATCTACAGTAGGATATGCCATTATTACTCCTAATTAAAAAAAGAACTACTTGTTACCTTTGCCAAAAGATGTCGTAGACTTCCGTTCATTGAACAGCGGCATACGAGCATCGCTCTGGCGCATTAAAGTGTTATCAACTGCCTCAACATTCTGTTCAGATTGCTTTTGGTAGTACTCGTTACGAGCTTCCGCTTTTTCTTCTGGCATTCTGCACAGAATTAAACCGCCGTGTTCTACATTTCCGTTGGCATCCTCTCCAAGCATAAGCTCAGGATGATCTGCTGCTTTAACCGGAACCCATCCCTCACGCATGCGTAGGGAGTAGTTAGGATTAGGTTTACCATTAATATGTGTTGCAATGTAACGGTGCGCCCAACCCGGTTCTGGGGTAGGGTCAGGCAATGACGACGGTGGAACGTAGACTGCACGAGCAGCCTTATCACGAGTTACTAGGTCACGAGGTGTGCGATTTTCAGCCATTTGCTTTCTCCAGTTTAGCTACTTCAGCAGCATACTGCTGCGGTGTCAGTCCGTACTTACGTGCCAGTTCTAACTGACGCGTTGTAAGTTGGATTTTTCTTGCTCCAGTTGATCTGCTCGCTGGCGCAACAATAGACGAAGGCTTGCTTCTTGGAGGCTCAGGAGCTGTAGGCTCCAACGTAGAATCGCCATTCGCGCCGAAAAGCTCGGGGAACGTTTTTTTGAGGCGAGCATCAATTTGCTCGAAATATTGCCCTGTGCGCGGGTCTACCCCTGCGTTGACTAGCTTGTGGTGCAGCCCTAGTGCGTAGCTGGTGTACTCTTCAAACCCCGGTTGACCGTACCACTGGTTTCTTGCCTGCCAGCGCAGCGTCTTTTCGTCGGCAACCTGCTCGGGTTGTTGATATTGCTGTAATTGTTGTCTTTGTACCGGTTCCGCGTCCTCTTGTAAAGGGGTGGGTCGGTAATTCTGCACTTGTTGTAACCGCATTTTTGCATCGGTAAGTGCTTCTTGGGCGGCAACAATGGCATCCGTGTCAAAAGACTCTTGCGCATCTTTTAATTGACGTCGGGCAGCATTAAGTTGGGCATCTGCGGCATCTTTTGCCGAAGAAATAACGTATTCCTGCCCTGTATTAACTGTTTGCTTAAGTTTTTTGTTTTCTTCTGCCATGTAAGCCAGAAGATTTTCCATTTCTTTCTTTTCTCGCTCCAGTTCTTCCTTACGACGGCGCTCATCGTGCCGTGCATGCGTCAGTTCTTTGATGCGAGCCTGTACTTTATCCGAGTAATTCTCGATCTCGTCGTCGGTCGGGTCGGCTACTTCCTTGTCTAAAGGCTTACGGCCTCTATCTTTATTAGGCGTGTCATCAACTATTTCTATTTCAACACTATCCTGCCCTTCTGCGACGACATCGTCCTGTTGAGACTCGTTTTTTACGTCGTCATCGTCAGGAAATTTAAACTCACTCATGTTTATCTCCTATTAAGCGCGGGTAATTCCGCGTGGATCATCTACCACTGCATCGACTTGATCGTCGTTGATGATTCGAAACTCTCGACCATAAATTTTTAAACGCGTACCGGAATACGCTCTTGTCAAAATAAAGTCGCCTTCCTTGCACCACGGCACAAGGTCTTCGCCAAACTTCCCTTTGTCTTTGTATGCCAAAGGCCCAACCGATACAACAAACAGCACAACGGTTGTGTACTCTTCTGCTTTTTTCAACGCTTCCGCTTTAACAATTTCGGAATTTTCAAAGGTGTCCGCAACTTCGGGTACCGCACAGACTATTTTCCAGCCCGGCGCTTTAGGAAGCATGCGTCCTCTTTGTTCAATAGGGATTTCCTCGTTGGGGCTTTCGCTTTGCTGAATAGGCTCCGGCATCCGAATTCCCGGTGGTAAGAGTAGATCGCTCATCTTCATCCTCATCTTTCTGTTGTGCTTCTACAAGGTCAAGTAAGTGTCGCTCCGCAAGGGCCAGACCTTGTATAACCCCACAGAGTTTTTGATAAGCTGCGAAATCACCGCACACGCCATTAGCCATGTCGTCGGTGTAATCGTTCATGTCTTTTCGTATCTTGTCGCGCAGTACGATTGCGAAGTAATCATCTATCATTTTTTAGGTTTCTCCTTTTGTTCTGGTTTTTTACTTGACTGCCTAACGCTCTGCATGTGTTGAAGCGCTGCTTGCTTACGTTGTAAATCTATCTTCTCTTTTTCGCGCATCATGTCGATGCCCATACGCATACCATCGCGTTTGTCTTGTGCTTCCAACTTAGCCTGTGTTTCTTGTGCTTGTAGTTGTAAGCGTTCTTTTTCGAGTTCCAACTTATCTGCTTGCGCGGCGCTGTCAGATGCAAGCTTCTTCTCTTTGATCGCAACTTCTGCTTGCTTGATCTGCATTTCTTGTTGCTGCAATTGGAACATCGGGTCTTGCGCTTGCTGTTGTGCTTGTTGCTGTGCCGCTTGTGCTTGGTTTTGTATTAGCACTTGCTGCGCTGCTTGCGCCATCATGCCCGATAAGGCTGTCTCTATCTCTGGTGGAAGCTTGTCGTCTTCTGGAGGCAACGGCATGCCCAACTGCTGTTCGATCTTCTGACGATATGCGTAGGCAACGTGTTCTGAAATATGCGCTGACATTGCCGCCATGATTTGCTGTGCTTTTGGATTTTGACCTACCAGTTGCTGAATCATCGGGTCTTGTGCTGCTGCCATGTGCACTTGTATGTGCGCTTCGTGGTCTTGGTAGAAGAACGCTTTAGCTGGTTCGCAACGAATAATGTCCATGTTCTCAGACACGGGGTCTTTTGGTCGCATGTCATCTTCCAACGGCACGAGCTTCTCTGCATTCTTAATACCCAACACGCCTAGCATCGAGCGGTGCAGTTCTGGCAGGTTGTAAATATCCGGTGCCATCTGTGCCATTTGAATTACGGCTTGGTACTGAACTACGCGCTGCGACATCGTGGCAGCATTAGGGTCTGATACAGGGATCAGGTCAACTTTATCGTAGTCTTCTTGCTTGGCTTTCTTCGTGCCGTACTCTGGGTCATACTCGTAATTTGGATCGGTATAGTCACGAATCAACTCTTTCAACAACTTTAACTCGCGCTTTAGCGTGTAGTGCATACGCGCTTGCACTGCCGTCATCACCTTTAACTGCCGCTCCAAAATAGCTAGTGTGGAACCCACAGGCGAGTTCGCTGACATGTCGGATACTTTCATATCCGCAGTCGCTGCAAAGCGACGGCCTTCGTCAACGATGGTGTTTAACAGATTGTAAAGCGTGGTACTTGGTTCTTTGTACGGCAGCGGTAGTATCGAGTCGCGTATGTTTCCTGATGCTACGTCAACGTCTCGCCATTCTCCGGGTGCAATGGGTGTGTCATCGCCTTTAATCCGAAGTCCCCGCGACTTAAGTCCTCCGGGGAGATTGCTGAGAGTGCCTGCATCGACCAACTGTCGCATGAGAGATGTTGCATTCTTTGCGAATCCTCCAATGAGATGAAATAATCCAAATCCGTACGCTCCGAAGCCGGGGATGTACTGGTAGTGGACAAAGTGCAGACGCTTAAGCTTGAGTTTGTCATCTTCTCTCCAATTTCTACGGATGGATAAAATAGTGTTGGTACCCTTAATTAGGGTCACAACGTATGGCAAGGCAATACCTGTAGGCTCGCCGTCATCGTCTTTGTCGCAGTACGGATCGTCTTCAATAACTAAGTCAACGTGGGACTCATATAGCGTGTAACGCTCGTCGTTTAAGTCCGAGAAGCCTGTTTCTTTATCTTTGGCTTTCTGAATGTCTTCCGTTACTTTGGATGGGTCGGGCAGTTCTTCGTCTCTGTAAAACCCACCTTGCTGGAGCTTTACAATGTCGTTCTTGGTTTTGCGCATAACGTGCGTTAAGCGATAGCACGTATCCAAGTCGGTAGTACCGTAAGGCAGGATGACATCTTCTGCCGGCACAAACATCGCCACTTGACGTCCCAAATTGGGATCAAAGTACACTTTCTTAAACGCCGAGCCTGTGGCTGGCAAACTCCACAACATGCGCTCATGCTCTGGGCGGTACTCGGTCATAACTTCGGTCAGCTCGAAGTTCATATCTTCTTCAACACGCACCGCCGCTTCTTTTACTTCCGGCGTTTCTTTACCAATAATCTTGGTACGTACTGGCCCCTGTGCTGGGAACGTCTCGGTTATTGACTCAGATTGAAAGCGCACAACTGCTTCGGTAAGCATAGGGTGGAACACACCACACGCGCCAGACCACGGCTCTGTGCGTTCTTCGATTTGAAGACCCAGTAGTTTTAATCCGTTGACATAAGACTTTTCCCAATCTTTGCGGGAGCCTTTGTCGTTGGTAATGTCCGAGTCCAACTCGCCAGCAAGCTCTGATAAATACCCCTCGTCGAGCGTTTCTGCCAAATTTTCGTTGAATTCTTCCGAAGCCTCGGTTTTGGCAAGCTCTATTTCAAAGCCCGGCCCTGAAATACTAACCGCTTCAGGATCAACGATTTCGATCTCAATAGTCTCTTCTTCAGGAAGTGCTGCTAAACCTTGGGGAGCTTGGTAAAGCCCTTTGTCAATCGCCATGATGGCTCCTTAAATAAGTTTCCAACTGCCTGTTGAATATTCTTGCGGCATAGTCACACTGCCACCTTTAGCGTATTTCTGCATCATGGATTTAGGGTCAAGGTCTGCGCCTAGTTGCATTTCTCTAGACCCGCCCCCAAGCCCCCGAACTTCCGTTATCTTACTGCCCCAATGTACGCCTTTGCCCGTATCGCCTTTAGGACTTTCACTTTTGTTTATTTCAACGGGGTTTAAACCAATAGCGGGTTTGGTTGTAAATTGCGCTTCATGTATAACAGTCCCTGCTTTTTTTGGGCCAAAATCTTCAGCGTGGGTTAAAGCTACGCGGCCTGTTCCGGTTTCTTTATCGTATGACACAGGTTTAAAAGACGTGGCTACTTCCGCATTTTGAAACATACCCGCCATTCTATTTACGTCAGCAGGAGTCATATACACTGTTTTACCTGATCTTGGTTGCAACCCTTCAGTTTTGTCTTTGTGGTTTGCGCCACTTCTGTTACGCACCGTGCTGTTATCTTTGTAATGCGCGTAGGCAGAACCTCTTTCTGTTTTGTACATGTGTTCTGGTTTTTCACCAATTGTTTTTAGTATAGTGTCGTAGTCCATACCCTCACCTTAATAGTAAGCCGCTTTTCGCGGTGAAAAGTTTCTGTCTTCTCGATCATCGGATTCGAGCGAAATAAATCCCCCTTGCCTAAAGCGCAAGAGAGCTTGGGATGTTGTATCTACGTAGTCATCATGTTCGCCAACGGGAAACGCCGCTACTTCTTCAATTACTTCTCGGGCCCACCTTGTGTCTGGTGCCCAGACTTTACCAGATGTAAACAAGTCTGCAATAGCGTTGACTCGGACGATTTTGTCATTGCCTCGGCTGGGGGAGAACTCTTGGACGGGGATGCCCATTGCTCTGAGTTCTTGTATAAGCGGGGCACCTGCTGCCTTTTTCTCCACAACGAACGCATCGGGTTCCCACTCCTTGTAATGTTTTAGTGCTATTTGTTTTAGTTCTGGAAAGGCCATACGGTCTTTAAACGCGTCTAGCAAAATAACCTGTGGTGCACTATTTTCTTCTTCGTTGTAGAACACCCCCCACGTTGTACACGCAGAATAGTCGGCGGTGGTCTTCGTCTCAAACGCCGTATCCCAACTCTGTATTACGTACTCACAGGTGGGTGGTTCATCGTGTTCCCAAATACGCCAGTGCTTTCTAGCAATAATGGCGGAGGCTTCTGAGGTAGGCTGCTGCATGTACTGCGCGTTCCAGTACCTCGGATCAATCGATGCTTTTGTTTTTTGCAACGCATCCAAAGGCCATTGTTCAGGCCAAAGGGATTTCTCGTTTTCTGTGCCCACCCCCAAAATGGCAGGCAGTTCCACAATCTCCCACGGGATTGCTTCAGGGTTACGCGTTTGATAATCTACTAGTCGTCCAGTCAAATCAAGTAATGACCACCTAGTCATAATAACTATGATCGCCCCTCCGGGCATGAGACGCTGTAACGGGCCCGTTTGAAACCACGACCATGCCGTATCAAAGGCAAGTCTAGAATTTGACTTAACGTCTTGCTCAGAGTGTGGGTCGTCAATAACAAACAAATCCGCACCACGACCAGCCAAAGCACCGCCCACACCTGCTGCGTAGTACTGGCCTCCTGCGCCAGTAGACCACTTGCCTGCTGCTTTCTGATCGTCTGCAATTCGGGTGTCTGGGAATAAATCTTGGTACTCCTCAGACTCAATTAAGTTACGCACCCGTCGTCCAAAGTCTTCTGACAAAGAAGCGGTGTGGGTTCCCATGATGATCTTCTTATCAGGGAACTTGCCAAGAAAGTAAGCTGGGAACAGGTACGACGAAAATTCTGACTTACCCATACGTGGTGCAATATTAATAATTACCCGCTTCTTCTTTCCCGCAATCACATCCTCAAATATCTTAGACAGCTTACGGTGATGTGGGCCAATCTTAAATCCCGGATACACATGCGTTGCAAATCCCAACATGGAGTCCAGCCCAATCACCTTACTGGCTCGGGCTGTGCGTTCTTCCAAATCTGATAACAGCTCTGCTTTCTGTTGAGAAGAAAGCGTTGGCAGGACTCGGTTTAGTGCTTGTATTTCTTCAGGACTCAGGACTGCTTTCATGCGCCTCCTGATCGTTGTCTAAGGTTTGACTAGTGTTTTTTAAATTTTCTACAACGTCTGTTACGTCAGTGATTTCAACGATCTTAGCCATTTTCCCCAGTTTCTCTTTGATCCTAGCGTCTAGTTCTGCGTCAGACAACTCTGCCTTCTTGATCTCGATCTTCTCGGTGAAGAGGCCAACTTCTGTGACTTTGCCTAGTAGGGCAAGCGCCTTTAGTCTGACGGATGCGGTGGGGTGTGCGGTATCTTCTAAAATCTTAGCGACTGTGTAACCACGAAGTTCTTTAGCGCGTTCTACAAACTCCCAATCGTAGGCCGTTAGCATGCCGACTAGATGTTGTACCGCTGCGGGTGTTTGCACTTTAGCAAGTGCGGAATGGGTGTGTTCTGGCGGTTGTGCAGTTACTAAACTGCTAAAGGTTTCCCTTGAGGCTCTTACATCTAACTCAGTTAAGACTTCCTCACCTACAGCACCAATACTTGTTAGCCAATCTTTTGTATTAATCTTAGCGTCCACGGCAACAGCCGGTTCGGTTTTTTCAAGCGGCACAAACCCCGAGGAAGACTCCTCAACGTCCGGTTCAAAATTAATCAAGTGTTCTAACATCGCGCTGGCCCTTGCAACCACGTTGGGCGCAGTGTATACTTAAGTTTGCAAGTGTGCAAGCGGCAACGCTTTTCATTTGCTTCTCCTTCACGCACTTCTCGCTTAGTGTGTTGACTTTACCCCCAGCCCGTCTGGGGGATTTTTTTGCCTGCATTTGTCAAAAGTTTGACAATAGTATTACGATTTTTATAATATTGTCTGTATTGTATAAGTGATAACTAGAAATGTTGAGTATCGGAGGGGAATAGTGTTCGTAGCAAGCCACCCCCTCTCTGCTTATTTTGGGGGGTGGGGGTACGGTGGGGTCGCTGTATTGCCAATTTGACACCAGAAATGGGGGTAAACACACCCCGAATAGGGTACGGATATAGGGTTAAACGGCATCAAAAGGGGGGTGTGCTATAGTGAAATTGTGTCGAGACGGCACATTATCTTAACTTTATTTTATGGAGCTACAAAATGACTACATCACTCAAAGCAATCATCCTTTCATCAATCAAAGCCAATGAAGCGGCACTCAAGGCAGACGGCAAAGTAGCGGAACATGCTGCGACAATGCCATTGAAAAAGTACGTCAACGAAGTTGCGGCGGTACTTGCGGCACACTACGGTGTCGAGGCGCACGAATCAAAGCAAAACGCGGGTTTTATGACGTTTGAAAAAGATTCCGCCGCTTATCAACAACTGAAAAAATTCCGCAAACTCCATCCTAAAAACGAAGCTGCTACGGCATCATCCCGCAGCGAAGAAAAGAAAGCACCGAAAGTTGATGCCAAGCTAGTCGCTGCGATTCAGGACTTAATCATTGAGTCCGGCATCGAAAGCAAAACGCAACTTGCCGCGATTCTTGCCGAGGTGAAAGCCGGTATTGAGTTCAACGATGCGTAATTCGGTTGGGGGTAAGCGTACCCC